TTTTCTTGTGCAGTTAGTTTTCTATACCAACTCTTTGAATTAATATCTGCATCTAAAAATCGTTTTCTCATTTTTTTATTCTCCTTAAAAAAGTTGTTGTTGTGTACTTGGTTTATATGAAGCATCATATCTTTTATTATTTCCTTTTGGATATGGCACTATATCATATTTTAATTGTTTTTTCCATTTTTTGATTTGAGTTTTACTTCCTACAAAATAGATATATCTATGTTTTGAACTTCTAAATTTTCTGTTCTTTGAGTAATCAAGGTTTTTATCGTAATGTCTTGAATGTGTATTATCCTCACCACCTATATCAGTCCTTTCTTTAGTTGCACCAGTATATATCCAATTAGTTGCTTGATAAATATAACCATGATGATTTTGATAAGTATCTGCATAACTTATTAATATTTTTTTATCCAACATTTTTAAAGCTTTACCAACAAAATAACTTAATACATTTTTTTCTAATCCATCGTTTACACACAATCTGTTTAATTCATAGACATATTTTGAATTTTCTTTACCACACACTCCGACACAAAGAGGATTAGATGCTGGTTTACCGATAGTCAAAATCCCAATTAAATCATTTTTAAATAATCCAAAAGAATAAGATATAGATGGTATTCTTTTTGCATAATGTTTATACAATAACCATTCTTTGCATTCTTTAGTTTTTATTGTCATTACTTTATATTTATCTTTTATACTCATTTATTTTTAATAATAGTTTAAACATCTTCCAACCCCAATTCAAGTCTTTAATCTTGTAATGGTGTTCTTCATAGACTCCTTTTTCTTCTTTGTCTAATCTAAGAAGTATTGCACCTTTTATTTTATAGTCAAGATTTTCTTGTATTAGTTGTCTGTATGCACCTAATTGAATTAAAAATTCTGAATGCACATCATTAGATGTTTTCCAATCACATATCACTAATTTACCATTGACTTCGCATATAGCATCAAATGTACCACCAAATTGATATTCTTCAGATACTAATTTTAGTTCAGTTTCATGGAACTCTACATTGTTATTAGCAATCCAATTATAAAATGAGTAGTATGCAATCTTGGCTTGTGATATTTCATTAGGAGTATAATCATCTAATTTTACTACACCACCTTTAATAAATTCTTCTATCATAATGTGTGCTAAAGTTCCAATTCTACCAGCTTCTTTTAGAAGTTTCATTGAATCATCACCATTTAAACAATGCTTTCTCGTCCAACCGATTAATGCTCCTTTTGACCAACCCAAGTTTCCATTAATGATAGTTGTAACTGATTTAAGTCTTTTATCATTCTTATTTTTATATATTGTATGTGCCATTATCTTTTTCTCCTTTCATCAGGTACATAAAACTGCATAATCCAAGTATTGTTTCTTAGCTTTTGTAATTTGTTATCAGTAAACAACCACCAAGCACCATACTTTTTTCTTGATTCCATTTGTAGTTTTTGTCCTTCTTTACTGTATGGGTCTACTGCTTTAACTTTAGACATTCTTTCTTGCAAAGTTCCAGCATACTTTCCCCACATATCATAAGTTGGGTGTGATTTGGCTTTTCTTTCTTGCCAAGCGATTTCTCTTTTGCTTAGTTCCATTTTTTCTCCTTTTTAATTATCAATCGTTATCTAAATCATCTTCACTATTTCTTAATTGTAAATCACCAATCATTAATTCTACTTCTTTTCTAAATTCTTTTGAGTTTAAATATTTCTTTTGTCCTGATTTTAAAGAACTATTTCTTCGTTGCTGCAAAGCATCATATCGTTCTTGTCCTAATTTTTCTAAAACAAATTCTCTATGCTCTTGTGGATTACCACCTAAGTATGAATGACATCCATAACATAATGCTTGGCAATTATCTTCATCAAATCTTACTGTCCAAGCACCTCTTGACCAATAATGACTACAATGTAAAGCTGAAGTAGGTGGATGATATTTTGTTCCACATCTTTGACAAGTCCAATTATCTCTTGTTCGGATGTATTTACTCCATATCACATCACTTGGAAATAATTTTACTTTTGGCATACAAATGCTTTTAGGAGAAAGGGACAACTACTATTCGATTGTGATATGTTAATTAAACAAAAGAGTATAAGAAGTAGTTGCCCCATTTTTTCCTTTAAAGTAATATTAGCCCCACAAACATTATTCCAAATAATGAAATTAATAACCAAACAACTAAAAGTAAAAGTGTTATTATTATATTTTCGTTACTCATCATTAGAATGGTAGTTCGTCTTCATCTACATGTATTGGTTCACTTGGTGTACTTGCAGCAGGTATGGTAGATGGATTTTCACATGCTTCTACCCAACCTTCTACTCGTTTGAAATTATTTACAAATTCATCAGTAGTCCAAGATTGACCATTTTCAATAAATAGTTTTACAACATTGTTAAATATCATACCAAATCTTGCACCATTGGTGTAAGTAGTATTGGTAGTTTGTACTGCTTCCTTTACTGCTTTATCTGCTTTTAATTTCTCATCAAACTCATTTACACTTTTCTTGATGTTTTCAAATTGAGGATTAGCAGATTCTTTGCTTACCTTTTCAACTTTCCAATAATTTCTAAGCTGTCCTTCGTCATTAGTAAATTGTTCCCAACTTAGCAAGAAGTCATCTCCATTTGATATTAAGTCCAACTTTCTTTTTAAGCTGTCTGTCGCATCCAAACTCATTACTTGATTATCTTGGATTACTTCATACTTAAAGGTATTAAACTTCTTACCTTGCCATTCTTTTTCTTCATAGACACCACTTGAATTTAAAGTCAATCTAAGTTGTCCACCTATGTTTGCTTTTAGGTCTTTTAAATTTACAAAAGCCATATTTTCTCCTTATTCTATGTGTTCAGCAGATGTTGGATTTGGTATCAACCTCATTTCTTCTTTTGGTCTTTTTGCCATTTCTTCTGCTAAACGATTTTTCTCATTTTCCACTTTTTCACGAATATTTCTTAAATCGTGTCTAAGTGTATTTTCATTATCATTGTCGATTCTATTTCGTTCCATTACTTCAATCAACAATTCTAATTCTTCTAAGGTAAGTTTTACAAGTACCATTCTTTGACTACCTTTTTTAAAAATTCCCACATAACTATCATAAAAATAGTGTAAGTTATAATTTCTATAATCATTTGATTCTCCTTATTATAAGTTTGATATAGTTTGTAGGGCATCTAATATATTATTAGTACCATAACTTGTTGTAGGTGATACTGATGTACTCCAATCTATACTTGCATCAGAATTTAAATAATTTCCAATTCTAAGATTATTGTAATCTATATCATCAGAATAAAATCGCAAAGGTGCAATTCTATATCCATCACAAGTAACCAAACTCGCACCATATCCATTATCAAACCTAAAGATATACTGCACATCTCCATTAGATTGTATTCTTCTACAAACTACATTATCTAAAAATATTGCTAAGTTCATTTTATTCTCCTTTTTTATGGGGGCATTTCTGCCCCCTTTTAATTTATCCCCACACAACTTTTGATTTAGCAGTTAGCATTTCTCTTGACTTATCTTTAGTCATGTGTTTTAACATCTCACCATACATTTCAGGTAATTGTCTTTTTCTAAAACCATAGTGAACTAAATCAGAACTAAGACTGAAATATTCTTTTTCAAGTTTTTCAAACTTAGTAATTGCTTCTTTAGCAATTTTTGACAACTCTTTATATTCAGGTGTTTGCACATCTAATTGAGCTTGTTCAAATTTAGCTTTTCCTTCTTTACTACTTGTAGCTTCTCCAATAGTTACTAAGGTATTAGGAAACTTTTTACCCTGCTCCAACTTTGCAGTCCAGTAAGCAAGTTGTGCATCTCCTGCATCTCTTAGAATTTCATATTTAGTATCTTTCCAGTATAATGTTCTATTGTTCATTTTAACTCCTTTTTTAATTAACATACCTAAGTCTAATTATATCTAAAACCAATGTCAAGGTTTTTTTTAAAATTATTTTTTTTCTTATAATTCTTCTTATGCTTTAACTTTTTATTTATCTTTGTCTTTGTCTTTTTCTTGCACCCTTATGGTAAGGGTTATGGTAAGACTTGTTATCCACATACTTATCCACAATTTGTGTATATTATTATAACCCCTTATATAACCCTTAACTTTTTTTTAAAAAAGACTTGCACTTTATTATTTATTGTAGTAATATAAGGTATGTTAGTTAAACAAAAGGAGAAAAAAATGAAATTAGAATTAGAATTTAAAAATGGCAATAGCAGTTCTTCAAGTGTGTCTGTAGTAAAACCAACATTTGAAAACATATTAAATGCTATAAAAGAAAAAGCAGTTAATAATGAAGGTATAGAAAATGTTTTTTCTTTAGAATGGAAGAATGGTGAGTTAGTTTTTGAACCATCTCCAGGAATAAAAAAAGTTAAAATAGTTATAGAACGATAATAATTATTTTACCTCTTAGATACAAAGAACCCCCTAAAATAAGGGGGTTTTTTGTTTATGGGGTGATTATATACCTTTCAGTATAAAAGTCTTGTATTTACTGGATTTGTTGCCTTAAAACTAATTGTGTGCTAAATCTTCCATCTGCTATTTCAGTAAATGTCATTGGTTTATCCAATCTTACCCAATGGAAAGATGAACCATCATTCCATAAGAATTTCTTTGATTCACCTTTAAGTGCATCTTGCATTGTTATTAGATTTGTTTTAAATGTGCTTGATATGTTTTGAAAACTTATAGTATGGACTTCTTGTCCTGTATTTACATTTAAAGCATACTCTACACCACCTAAACTTCTTTGAACTTCATTTTGATAATTAATAGATGATTGAACATTAACATCAGGTTCTACTTCAAAAGCTAATTTCTTACCAATGAGAATTTCTGATACATTGGTTACTGCACCTGCAAATATTGTGTAAAATTTTGTTCCAGTAGTTTCAGTTAAATCTGCTACTGACCACCCAGCACCACTTACTGCTGATATAGTTCCTTTACTTGCACCGATTGTTGTATTATCGCTTATGTGAAAGTTGGCACTTGTTCCACTTGATATATTGTCATCTCCAGTAAAATATACTGCTGCTGCATCTGCTGT